ACAACACCACTGCTCATCAATGGAATGTATGGGCAATAGAATGCTGCCGCGTCAGTTTCGCTAGAACCCTTGTAACCAACCAATACTGGTGTAGTATCAGGAGCATAAGAGTCAACGAACACACGCATAGCGCCGTTCAATGTACCAACGAACTTAGTGTTAGTTGGAGCTTCGAAAGTACCTTCTGTTGTACGAGCGAAAGCAGAAGTAGTTGCAGATTGCAATACTGTCAATGCGGCGCTAGAAACAACAGCCCAGTTACCTGCGCCACGACGTGTACGTTGGGCGATCAAGTTAGCAACACGGTTGATTAGAACAGCTAAGGCAGCGTGTTCGTCACCAACGTAAGTAGCTGTACCTGATACAGTAGCTTGGTTGTATGTATACTCTGTAGATGCTAATGTACGCAATGACAATAGAATCTCTTGGTCAATCTCAGCAGTAATCTCTTGTGCAAGAGCTGCCATGATTTCTGCTTCTACGTCAATACCATGTTGAGACTGAGCATCTTGTGCTGCCTCAAATGTCCAACGTGCTTGCAATTTACGTGACTTAGCTTCAACAGCTTGACGCAAGATTTGAACAGAAATCTGACGACCTCCGTTACCTTCAAGAGCCGCAGTGTTGTTACCTGTGTAACCTGTTGCAGTTGCATCGTTAGATGGCTGACGTGAATATGCTTGAGCAATAGTGAATGGGCTCAACGCTTCTTGACCAGCAGTAACGCTAGTTTGAGCGGCAGAGTTGTCCACTAAGTTTTGTGCATAACGTACACGTAGTGTATGGATCTGACCAACTGGGCCAGTCATTGGCTGAACGCCAACCAACTCGTTAGCAATAACAGTTGGCATAACACGACGGATAACTGGTAGAATAACACGGTTTAATGTAGCGATGTTACCAGCTGTAGTTGTACCTGCTGAAGATTCAGCAAGTAGTTGTTTCTTAGTATTTTCTAAGATAACACCCATAGTTGAGCGGCGAGTGCCCTTTAAGCCTTCTAACAGAGCTTCCTTGGTCTCGTCCCAACGGCTTTCTAATAGAACTTTTGACATTTATATTTCTCCTAATCTATGTCTTTTTAATTAAAGCCCTGCCAGACGCTTGATATCGATAACGTTGTCACGTTGTTCCATATCAACTTCTTGTTTGGCAGCTTTATCCCCTGTAACTTCACTAATCATCTTTGACTCTGCTAAGTTAGTCTTTACAGACTTCTTAACGGTGCCAGTGTTTAGTACGGCTGGTAGATACTTATCGAAAGTAGCTTGCAGTTTACCTGTTTGCACACTCTCTAGTAAGTTCTGCATTACTGTTGCTTTTTCCTCATTAAGAGTAGAAAGTAACTCAGTCATGGTCTTCTCACGAAGGTTAGACTCTTTAATAATACGAACTTCACGTTCTTTTGATTCAACTAACTTTTTAGTGTTGTTGATTTGTGTAATGGATTCTGCTAATTGACGATCTTTATCTTCTAATTTTTGCATTAGTTTTCTTGTCTCAGCTTTGTCATTTAAATGAGTAACTGAGAATTCACCTGCAAAACTTTCGAAAATTCTACGACCAAAACTGTTTTCTTTTGCAATTTTGATATCTTCTTTCAATTGGCCTAATTCACCCTTTAACTGTCCTGCTACAGCAACAGACAACTTCTTAGCACTTTCAGCAACAAAACGTGCTTTAAGTTTTTCTAATTGTTGACGACCTTCTGCAACTAACTTGACCTTAGCTTCAACAACTGCCTGTTTATCTTGAGAGAACTCTTTGATTTCGCGGGCTAGTGCGTGAACAATAAATTGTTCTAGCTTTTGTTGACTTTCTTTAGCGATAATACGGTCTGAACGTAGTTCTTTGATTTCTTCAGCTAGTTTAGTAACCATAAAATCATTGAATTTTGTAGCAGATTCACGTAGTTTCATTTGTGCTTTCACACGGTCTTCGTTCATTGCTTGCTTCTCAGAGTGAAATTCTTCAATTTCTTCTGATAGGCTTTCTGTAACCATCTTGTCAAGGGCTTCTACCATCACGCTTCTGTCATGTTCATAACGTTGTGCGAATTCTTCGTGTAATTCTGCACGAACTTGTTGGCGAGCCTCATTCAATTTAGATTCCCAGGCCTCATTTAACTGAGCCCCTACATCTTCATTGATAAGTCCACTGTCAAGTAATGGCTTGATAGCATCAAACATGCTTATTCCCCTTTGTTAATTTTGAGATCCTTGATAAGGCGCATTACTTCCTCTTTCAAGTACTTCTCTACTTTCTTGTCGCCTCTTGCGTCCTTTGCAATATCCAACAATTTATGACCATGACGCATATTCATCATACCTTCATAGATTGCCTTAGGATACGCATTTGGTGCGCTAGGTTGTGCAACAATATCCACGGTGACTATTTCAAAGTCACTTACTTTGCCGTTCATGTCGTCAACGTTTCCGCTTCCACGACTTGATACGCCGAGTTTCACACCACTCTCCAACATAGTTTTAACTAATTCACCCATTGGAGTTGGTAAAATCTTTAATTTGCCGAAGCCATTAGCTCCGTCCATCCACATACTTGTTATCATATGTGACACACGGTCTAAATTAATCTTTAAATCATCTGGGTGATCTACTTCACCTAATACTGAGTAGCCTTCTGTGATTTGCTCATTTAGAGTTTGTACAGCGGTTTCAATCTCAGAAACAGGGTAAACACGCTCATTAGCGTTCTTTACCCCGCCCTGGATGAAGATGCCCTTCATATAAAGGTTCTTCTTGTCGCCTTCACTGACAGACTCAACCACCATACCTGCGCGGTCAAATGTCAAGTGCTCTTTAAGATAAGCCATTTTCTCTCAGATTCCTTAAATGCGTCTTTTAGCAGGAGTTCTACGTGACTCAGCTACTGGACTACGAACTTTACCTGCTTCGTCTTTAGTGACTGGCTTTGGTGCTGATTCTAAGTCTGCATTGTTTTGTGCTGGAGCGTTCTTCCACTTGTTAGCATCTTTTACAGATGATTCACCTTTAGTGTAAGCATTGCTCGGGCCTTTTGGTCCTGTTGGAACTGATTCACTTGAACCACTGAACTTAACTGGTCTAGAATCCATTCCAGCTTGACCGCTGTTTGCATCAACTGTGCTCTTATTTTGAACACCGTTGTCACCGTGAGTTACAGAAACTTTCTTTAATGTGATAGCTTCCATCATTGCATCTTCTTCATCACGTGCGCCTTCTAGGTCTTTAGTGAAGTCATCACCGGCTTCTTCTGCTTCGTCATCAAACTCAGCGTCACTCTCGTCACCGTCAACTTCTTCATCATCACCTGCCATGATATCTTCAAACTCAGCCATTAATTGGTCAAGCTTGTCTTCCAAATCAACAACACGGTCTTCTAGACCTTCTTCGCCATCCATGTCATCTTCGCCATCTTCAATGTCGATTACTTCATCTTCATCAGAATCAAACTCTAAGTCATCATCTTCACCTTCGGCCATGCCTTGTTCTTCAACATCGATCTCATCAAGTAGATCACCTACTTGACCGCCCATGCCTTCACCCATTTCATCATCCATCATTCCTTCATAGATTTCGCGGCTTTTCTCAACTACGATATCGTGAAATAATGCACGTGCTTGTTCTTCGTTCTCATTGATAATCAAATCAATCAGTTGTTCAAATTTTTTGTTGTCCATTGTGGTCTCCTGAATTAAAATGGCTTTGTAGAGTTATTTAGTGGGTATCAAAAAAAACAGCACAATAAGTGCTGTTTTTTTACGTTTTTAGTTAGAATATTACTATTCATTATATTGAAGGGGCACCTTCTGCTTTAGGTGCATATTGTTGATGTATCTTTTTAAGATAATTGACCTTTTCATAATTACGTACATCATTCATCTTACGTAATTTACGTATTTGTTTTAATGTAAGTTTCGTCTTACGGCTTTCTCTCCACTTTGGTTTACTGTTATCAGCACTTACGTCTTGATAACCTGCTGTGGCTGGATCAAACATTTCAAATAATTTCATACAGTTATTTATCTTATTACATTCCCGTACCGCCGGGTGCTGGCATATTCTGTCCCGGTTGTGCTTGTCCTGGCTGCGGTACTTGACCTGCGGCATCTAATGAAGGATCCATTGGCATTGCTTCTGCGGCAGTAGCATCCTCACCCGCTTGCATATCAGTTTCAATGTCACCTACTGATACACCAATACCACGTAAATCACTACCTTCAGGCTGAATATCAATTTCTTTGTCGTTTTCTTCACGCCACATTTTTTCATTTTTAGCGATTTCTTCTTCAGTTAATCCTAAGAATCGCTCCATAGCAAAACGCTTACTGATATATGGATAAGCTTCAACCGCAGTAAATGAACCCATACGTGCTGTATCTAACTCACTTTGACGATAAGCCGCAAAGTTTTGTGGTGGATTAAACGTTAAGTTAAACAGTCCACTGTCAATATTCAGTCCTCTCCAACGTAAGAACAACTTGAATTCTTCATCAAGCTTTCTAACCATATAGTTTTGTAATCGTTCGCAATATTGATTGAAACGGAACTCTTGAATCATAGCTGTGCCAACACGACCATCACTCATAGGAGTAACGTTATCGTCTGGGCCAGTAGGTAAATAGCTACTTGGAACACGTAGTCCACGTGCTAATCTGTTATTGAAGTAACGTAAGTCATCAATCTCACCCAAATTCTGACCACCGGGTAATAAATCAACACTACTTCCACGACCATCAGCAGTAACTGGGAAGAAGTAATCTTCATTCATACTTAATGGATTATATGTAGCATCAACCATACTACCACCACCGTGTGTACTTGGAATACGTCTTTGGTGAATCTCATTCTTAATACGTTCAACGAATGCCATAGCCATGTGACTTGGCATATTACCAACGTCAATCTTAAACACTCTACGCTCTGGTGCTCGTTGTACACGATAGATTAGAACCGCGTCTTCTAGTAATTCTTTTTGCTTATAAACTTTAAAGATGTTCTCTAGTATTGACTGACCGAAGGGCCAAAAACGATCCAGACCTTCTGTTAAACTTAAATGAACCACGTGTTTAGAATCAATTGCGGCTTCGTTAAAGCCTAAACTGAATCTTGAACCAGTTGTATTGTATGGCATACTTGGAACAGTATATCCGCCACCTCCTCCGGTTCCACCGCCACCTGTACCACCCAATCCAGTTGCAGGGTTAGCGGCAAAGTCTGTATTTGTTTTTTGTGCTACAACTAGATTTTCTAAGTTAATGTTTAAGTCTTTGATAACATACTGCTCAGGTTTTTTACCTTCGCTTTCATTAACAATAACTTTAATAACTTTGGTCATATCAACCCAGTATAATTTAAAGTTTTCTGGGTCACGAACAAAAACCTGATCCCCGTACTTTAAACAATTTCTAAATATTTTAAAGATACGTGTTTCCATTTCATTCAACTTACACCATTGTTGTAGTTGAGTTTTTAGTAAATCTACTTCGTGTGGAGTAGGCTCTTCACGCCATTCTAAACTGAAAGGAGTCTTATTATGTTCATTTTTCTGTGTGCTGAATTCACTTATAATATCTAAACAAGCATTAATTTCAGCGTCTACATCCATCATTTCATATTGATTATAGCGTTCAATACGATTTGGGTGACCTGTATATACTTCTGGTAAACGACTTCCATAGTTCTTGTATCCAAAATCTTGATTGCTATAATTAGTAGCTGAGTTTTGCCCAGGGCCATTCCAAGCGCCAGTGACACTACCGCCACCTAATGGGCTCATCTGTCCGGATTGATTAACTCTAGTGAAGTGTTTTTTGTATGTCATAATATAGGTCTATTCAGTATTTAGTTAAGCTTTTGAATACTGTAATAATTCAGTTTGTATACTATTACTATCAGACTGTGCGTCAATCAAGTTATCCATTTTAGCAACAAATTCCTTCATCAAATCAATCATTTCACTGTTATCTACTGGTGTTGCATTACTACTAAACATATCACCGGCGGGTGTATTAGCAAGCTTATCCAGTATCGAATCCTTAGTTAGTCGTTTAATAAGTTCGTTACCATGCAATGTAGCATTGTATCCAGATTCTGGACCTTGTGCAATACCTTCTAAATTAGCACTAACTGTACTACTATCTCTTAATAAACTAACAATAGTTGGTGCCCTATTACCCACTTGTCCATACCATTTACTTTGTTCTAAGTTTTTGGCGGCAGATTGAGTATCACCTTCTGCAAGTTGTTTCTTAAGTTTAGGCCATTTACTAATCCAACTTGGACCCATATTAAACGTTAGGTCAGTCAATGCACCTTGCCCTCTACCATCTAGTTTATCAAATCCTGGAATATTCATAGCGGCGCTTCTATGATGGGCATAGTCTTTTTCAAACATTGCCATTATTTCTTCTTCACTAAACTCTCTATTCATTGAAGGCGGTAAGGATTTACCATCACCTATTAAGTGACCTACACCAACTGTCCATAATCCCAAAGTATCCTGATAAGGTCTATATCTCTTACCTTCGTGTGCAATAATCATGGCTTTGATTTCTTCATCACTCATTCCTTGACTACTGCCCTTACCAGAACGTAACATTCCTGATTTAATATCTGATGAACCGGATCCTTGTGCTTTTTGTGAGGGATCAACACCTTGACCATCCGATCCAGAAGACTGGGAAGATTGTGCTGATTTTGCAGTAGCAGGTGTAGACTGAGTTCCTGTTGATGGTTTACTACTAAATATTTTTTCTCTATTTTGATATATACCTACCCCGGTTCCTACTACTCCGCCCACTACAGCTCCAACAGGTCCTAACATAGCGCCCATACCTGCACCTGTTGCTGCCGAACTCGCCACATCTAGTGCTGTACCTGTTTTCTCGTAACCTTTTTCATTGGCGTATTCTGCACCTTTACCAAGTGTATATCCAGCTACTGCACCTGCTACACCTCCACCAATTCTTTTAAGAACACTAGCTTTAGGAGACCCTCTACCTCCACCTGAGTCAGGCATAGTAGATGTTCCTAATGTTTTACCTAATTGACCTTTTGCGGCAATTGCACCTAATGCAATTGCGGCTAATCCGGCTGCGGTAGTCAATGCTGTTATAGCAATAGTTAGCGCATTAAAGCCTGACATTAATGGATTGGATGCTAGTAACAGTTTTTCTAATGCTCTATTAGCTTCAATGGTAGTCGTAGTTAGTGCATTTCTAGCTATTTGCGCTGGATCTTCTGCCGAAGTTTTACCAGTCTTTCCTGTTTTATCTTCGGGTGTGCCTATACTAGCTTCTGCATTTTTCTTTTTAGTCTTAAAGTCAGTTTCCGCATTGGCTGCAACAAATGATAATATTTTTTCAGTTTGACCAAATGCTTTACCAGTTTCTTTATTAAATGCGGCAGCTGTACCTATTTCTTCATTTTTCTTAACTACAGCATCTCTAAGAGCATTAGCAAACTCACCTGATATATCTTCACCCTCTTGCATACGCTTTCTAAAGCCTTGCATATCAATGCCCATTTGAGCATACATAGCCGATTGTTCAGTGATAGCTCCTGTAGCAAAGAATTTTTGTAAGCCGGCAGTTAAATCTTGGTCACCAATCGATGATACAATTGCAAGAGTATCATCTCTGGATTTTTTTTCTGCTTTTAGTTGTTCTACACGTTTTTTACCTTCTTCAGAAGTATCAAGTTCAGCTTTTTTAATTTCTCTTGCAATTCTAAAGTTATCTAACTGTATTTCATATGCAGATTGTGCTGCCTTTTGTTGTGCCGCAACACTATCAACATCTTGACCAGTTATGTCAGCTAATACTAATAAGTTTTTAGTATATTCCAATGAAGCTCTTTGCAAACTCGCTTCAGATTTCATATTACCAACTAACTGCATACCAGAAGCTCTTTGTAACGCAACGTAATCAGATTGACGTTCCATTAATTCTTCTTGACCAATACCTAATCTTTGGAATGCTTCACGTTGCTCATTAGTGACAGCAAGCATACCCATCAACTTCTTCTGACCATCAGCAGTAGATGCACCTAAACTAACAATACTATCACCCGCTCTTTTTAGAGCTTTAGGCATTAGTCCAAATTGTTCATTACTAAGACCAATACGAATTCCCATCTCAGCAATACTTTTAGCAGTATGGCCTCCAGCGGCACCCATCTTATTAAATTCATCTGTTGCTTTTAATGCATTATCAGCTTGTTTAGTAGCGGCTTGTGCCGCCATAGTAATACCTTTAAATAAAGCACCTGCAGCTAATCCAAGTGGTCCAAGGTTTTTAGCTAAACTTAATACGGCATCTCCTGCGCTTTCTAATGTTTTATTGTATTTTGAAAATTCTGTTGATGTATTGGTTAAACCTAGAGCAAAACTCTTAAGTGCAGATGTAGCTTCATCTTTTGCATCTGAAATATTCTTTGCGGCTTGTTTGGCTTTCTTTTGTCCTTCAGCATAAGAGTTAGCTAGCTCAGTTCCAGCTACTATGCCTCTATCATAACTTTTTTGTGATGCAGTGGCTTTAGTGGCAGCATCACCTAGACCGCTTAATTTACCGCCGGCATTATACATAACGTCGGTTAAGTTTTCAACAGCTTCAGTTAGTTGTCTTACGACTTCTGGATCCATAATAATTTAAGCCCCTTTTTATCCACTAAATATATCATTAGTATTTAGCATTGGGCAAACACCCGTTTTTTATCAAGGATAACAATGACTATTCAAAACAACCCCTTAAAACAATATTTTCGTAGACCTGCAATTTATTTAAAACTTCCCAGCGGTGGTAAAATGTATGCACCTGGAGTTATAAATATACCAGAGTCCGGAGAACTAGCAGTATATCCTATGACTGCAATCGATGAGATTAGTTCAAAAACACCTGATGCCTTATATAATGGTACTGCTATGGCTGATATTATTAAAAGCTGTATACCTGATATCAAGGATCCGTGGTCTATTAATAGCATTGATTTAGATGCAATATTGATTGCTATTAAAGCGGCTGCAGGAGGAGATGATATGTCTATTTCATCTGAATGCCCAAGTTGTAAAGAAGTTGCTGAGTATGGTGTTAATTTAGTTGGAATATTAAGTCAACTTAAATCTGCTGACTATGAAAAAGAATTAATAATTAATGAATTGGCTATTAAGTTTAGACCATTGTCTTATAAAGAAATGAATGAGGCTGGTACTAGTCAAATGGAAGCACAACGTATCTTTATGATGTTGTCAAAAGAAGAAAATGAAACTGTACGTGCGGAAAAAACACAAGAAGCACTTAGATTCATTACTGATGTTACTATGAAAATATTATCAAATACAATAACTCATATAAGAACTCCAAATGCATTTGTTGAAGAAAAAGAATATTTGCTGGACTTTTTAAGAAATTGTGACAGTGAAACTTATATTGCAGTCAGAGATTATAATGCTAGTTTAAAAGCACAAACAGAAATTAAACCATTAAAAATTCGTTGTATTCATTGCCAAAACGAATACGACCAACAATTTACATTGAACACATCTGATTTTTTCGGATGAAGCTTCTACACCTTGACCATGAGGGTGTAAAGAAGCTTATTGATGATATGGAAAGTGAGTGTACCGCCATTAAGAAAAACGCTCTTAGTATGAGTTGGTACATGAGAGGTGGTGTAACATATGAAGATGTGTTAAATATGTCCACAATGGAAAGAGAAGAAATTAAGAAAATTATCGATAATAATCTGGATGTTACTAAGAAATCACAGATGCCATTCTTCTAAATAAACCCGTAACTGTTCATTTATAACATCTCGGGTATCTCTTGTAAAGATGAACTTCGTTCATCTAAGAACTCACTTCGTTCGTTCTTAATTTTTACGGTTATCTATTCTATTTTACTGTTAATCTAATACGGATTATATTGCCGCTTTGAAGCCATGGTAGTGCTATTCAGCACTACCAATGGTAAAGGGTATTTGCCATGCCCGTCATCCTTTGTTATTTCTTCCCCGTTCAATTAGCTATTTGATGCTATTAAACGCTACCGGTTGCTCTGTAAAGTTTATGGGACTGTAGTTGAATTTACGCACAATTGTGTTTCATTCAGCAACGCACATTCTATGACGCAGAAATAAAGTTGTCATAGACTTGTTGAAGGTTCGCTTTGTCGATTGCCTTCTCGGTATTCCGTGTATATCACTACACACGCTTACTCCAGATCCGTCAGCACAGCACAATCTGTACAAACTCAAGGAGGTCCTGCAACCAGGACGACACATTTTTATTTTAATTAAGTTTCTATTTTGAGGATGTTGTTTGTAACAGTTTGATTTGACGTGGTGTCTATTGAGCCTGAATATGCTTTTAATAATGTACTGTTGTTTAAGAAGAAACTGTCAAACTCCATAATTATCCAATCTCCTAATTTAGGACTTGTATAATATAAGAAATTGTCAGTAACCCATGTTAGTTTGCTTTGTACAGCAATGTAACGACCTTTACGATTGAACTTCATAAAAAGAATGTTACAATCGTCTGGATCAGCTACATCCATGAGTTGTTCTAGCCAACCATCTATTACTTTGCATTCCCCTGAAAGTAATAGATGAAACGGAAAATCAGCATAGAACTTACACTCTACGTTCATCTTAGTAAAAGTCTGTCCAGGAACTATGTCCCCTTTAAAACTTCTAATCTGACCTTCGTGTAGTATTTGAGTTCTTGATTGATTTTTTCCACCGATATAAGCACCTGAACCGGGAGCACGAATGAATGATTCACTGTACTTCTCTGAAAGATATTTAGCAATTTCTCGTTCAAAACCTGAACCTTTTGCTTTTTGTGGACTTGGCATACTATTACTTATCATAACATTACTGTATAAATTATTTTATTTCTATTTCTCGATACCATTGATTTGTAAAAGTAGTACCAGTAGTGTTCTTTAAACAAGATTTTTTGCAAACACTATCAGGATTGGTATTCCAACTTTCTGATAAATCGTAAAACCATTGTACAATATTGGGTTGATAATTACCTTCTGCTTGCCAGCAACAAGGTAAAACTTTTCCTGAAGCATCTACAAAAATACTGTTCTCTTTCATAGCAGAACATTCTATATGTCCTTGAAGAACTTTTGTATCATTAAACTCAATTGGTTGTGAAATTCCATCTACCGGGAAACGATTAAAGCGTCTGCTAACTTTAGCACGAAACCAATTAAATCCCATGTCTTTTGCTACCTTATGTGCTTCATCTACTTGATGTTTATTATGTTCGAATACAAGCATATCCCAATGTGCGCTTCCACCTGCATCTATAAAGGCTTTGGCATTCTCAATAACTTTAGACCAACGAACGTTCCTACGATATAAATGGTTAGTATCTTCTAACCCATCTATACTGAATACGACATAATCATTTGGCTTATTCATTACCTTTGCTAATCTACTCCACCATTCAGGATAACGAATACCACCGTTAGTATTCATACCTATAGTTAAATTGGGATTAACAGATATAAAATATTCATACATCTCTAATGTTTGTCTAGCACTTGCGGGGTCACCATAGTTACCGCACATATATATTTTTTCTAATTGCATTAACACATCGGGTGTAAACAATTTTTTAACATCTTCTAAACTTAATTCATTAGGTTCAAATTCAGTTCTAGTACGTAGGCATTGAGGACAAGCCGCATTACAATTAGTAGTCGGCTCTAAATGTACAATTTTTACATTATTGAAACGAAATATATCTGGCATTATTCTATATCTACTGCGGTGTTATAACTTGTGAAGCCGTTTTCTTTAACAACTTTTAATACATTGGGTACACGACCTGCTAGTTCTTCTCTGTGTGAAACAAGCCAAATACTTTTCTGTCGTCTGCGTGACATATCTTTTAATATTGCTAGACTATTCTCAACACCCATAGTATCAAGACCACTGTCAATCAATTCGTCAATGAACAATGTATTGATCGGAGCATATAATGATTCCCAAACATCACGGAAAGCAAAACTCAAACCAAGAAT